GTACAACTGCATGTACACCTAGAGGGTCCCTATTCGAACTGTTACGACAGTTCGGGGTCTCCAACAGGACAATAGAATGGTAGTGATTACGAATGGCACGAGACAGGCCAATCAAGTTGCATGTGAAGGACGGTAAGACTACGACTTTCCGTCTGATCGGTCCCCGGGGGCGTGTGTTGAATGCGCTGAGCTGGGACGGTGAAGCCCTCGAGTTGAAGGACGTATCAGATGCTGAAGATAGTACAGAGGAGTCTAACAACGTTGAGGAAGCTGTTGAAGAGGCAGATGGCGACGCGAATCTGCAAAACATTCTTACGGAGGAACAACCTGACAGTCCGGCGGATGATCCAACTGAGAAGGACGCTGAACAAGCTCCTGAGTTGGCACCGCCTGAGGGCGTCGACGATGTAAGCGGTGAGCCAGACGCTGCGCTCGATGACGATGAGATTGCCAAACTCCTAGAAGAGGACACATCTCAACTCCCAGAAGAGGAGGAGAGCATGGAGTCCACCGTTGATCCTGAAGCGGAAGACGACTCGACTGATACCGCAGAGGAAAAGAAGAAGGAGCAGTGAGTAAGCTCCTTCCCTTACGGGTGATCGAATGCCTACGAGCAAGGAAGAGGCAGATAAACAGCGTGAAGGCTTTCTCCGTTCTGTGGCAAGAACAACTGAGCAAAGCCCACTCGTGCAAAGTCTAAAGTCGCAAGGTGCGGAGGTCATTCCTAGAGTGATCGCCCATAGGCATCAAGCTTATTGGAATGCGACCAAAGACCACGTGCTTGGCAGCACCGACCAGATCCTTACGGACCTCGGCAAACAGCGAGTTAAGAACAAGGATCCATGGTTAGCTGGCAAGGCGTTGGCCAAGAAAGCTGTAGAGAAGGCACCACCAAGCATGTCACAACACATGCTCAACGCATATGGTAAGATGGACGATCCCAGAGGTATCCTGGACGTTGAATCGTTCGGTGAGAAGCTAGGAGCATACAGCACCAGCGTGACGAAAGACGTCGACGCCCAGGTCGCTGAAGCACTCTATAATTCTCTCGTACGCACATTCAATAAGTACGCTGACTTGATGAAAGAGAAGCGTGCTGTTAGGATCGAGGATATCGAACAGTGGATCACGCAGCTTAACCCGAATAGGAACTCAGGAAACCCGGATTATACTCCTGTTACTAAGGAGCAGGCGGTCAATGACTACTGGCCGATCATGAAGGATACCATCCTTGACATTGTAAAGAATGGTAATATGGAGGCATCACTCCCACCTTACACAGATAACGTGTACGCGGGGTTCCATCGTAGCCCTAACAGGCCGATTCACGGCGCTGGTATCTTTGACAAGCTAATTGGCGCGTTCCTG